GCAAGGGCACACCCTGACTCTCGTCTACTTATAGCAGACTTATGCCAGTCAGGAGCCATATCGAACGCTTTTTCCATAATTCCACAGATGTTGGGTAGGCCTAGGCCCCCCCACTCCCGTGGTAGGAATAGTTCGTACGAATATTCGACATATGGTCCCATGTTTCTAAGAAACATTAGTACCATCTCGGCCAGTATGTCAAAGTGCTCACACCATTCCGTTTCACGGGACAGTGTTTTCGCTTTGCCATAAGCTGGATTCGTGTCGTCGTCTCCTTTCTTCTGTTTTTGTTCAGAGGAACATAGTCGGAACTTGGGGATGCAGATTTCTGCTGTTCCCGCCGGCTCGTTGCATAGAATTGTTTGTTGACAATATGTTGCAGCCACAGTCATAATACCCCACTTATCATAAGAGGGAACCATGGTTGTGATCGCAGACGCATCAGCATACTCTTTGAGTATTGCTAATTCGTCGGACGCATCTATTTGGTCATCTCCTGCCGTAGCATGTAACTCTGACGAACCGCGCTTGTGCGCGTATACGTTAGAGACTTTGGACAAGAAAGTAAGAACAATCTTCGTCCCAGGTTCTCCCATTAGGGAACCTGTGTTGGTGATGATGACATCTCCATCTTCGTCCTCGAAAGTTCGAGGACTGAGGAGCAAATCAATATATCCGCGGACGTAATGTGAATTCATGTTTAGCTCGTCGAGCAGAGCATGCATCGCAATACGGCCAGCGGTATGATCTATGTGGTCAGTTGAGGACTCGAAGTCCCCGACCATGATATACTTTGGGACCTTACCGCTTTCGGTAGATCCTACTCGTTTCAACCATTCGTGAGATTGGTACCCAGCTCCCAGCCCTGCTTTTAAAGCAGGGTCGTAGCTCAGTAATTCACGGAAGATATGTGCCCATGGTTGGCCATAGGTAATGAAGGCAGCTTTTGACTTAGTCACAATTCTGCATTTATTACCTGGTTCGCCAAGGGATGATCTTTCTACAGGCATAGGCTTCCCTGTTGGGTAGCCTGCCGTATCTAAGAAGTCTTCCTCGACGAGAACTGTGAAAGCCCAGGAGAATAGTTGGAATCCCAACCGTTCTTGCTCGGTGCCTTCAAAGTCCTCTGTGAACAGTCCCGTATCGATTTTCGACACATAGTTCTGTTCAAGAGTCTTACTTCCGGGGGGTTTAACTGTCTTCCACCTCGGCTGAGAAGAATCCTCGACGTATGACTCCCCAGTGGGGAGCAAGACGGTCCTAGAGATAGAGGGAGTTTCTCCCAACCATTTCTTGACCTCGTCAAGGACGTACTTACGTCTTCCGCCCTTCGATCTTGAAGATTCAAGACAGGAGGTGTTGGAAATACTTATATGTCCAGTCTTATTCGAGAACCAGTCCTCACCAATGTGAGATCTGATCTCTGCTCCTGCAATCTTTGAGAAATTTCTCAAGATTTCCAGTTGCATAAGGCTAGGCGTCGCTGACTTAGTCAGCGTCAAAGTATGTTCCTCAAGTGCTTTTTGTGCTGTATACTTATCACCGGCGGGTAACCCGCGGGTATTAGTATAAAGGGACCAACGTACTAAGTCGACTCTTGTCAGTTCGCAAGCTGGCTTTTCCATCCAGGTTCCCTTTGGAAACCTTGGGTCACCTGGGTTAAACTCAGGTAACGGTTGGACAGACCCTCCAAAATGAAGATACACTGCTCGGCAATGTTGTTTCCAT